GGAGAAGTGCTATATCAAGATAGCAGAGACAGTTGCTAAAGCTTTAGCTGGTACAACGATAGATATCACTAGTACAGGTTCCGGAAGTCTAACAATTATACCTAGTCCAGCATATGTTAAGGACCCAATAAACAATGAGGACAATGAAGCAACATCTTTCCTTATTCAGGTTTATTGGAAGGGTACTTTGGTAGAGGAATGGGTAACTTCTCGTGAGAGACTTAAGGATGCCTACGGTAGAAATGTTTATATCGAGGACTACCTTGAAGGTTCTGAGTATATTCGAGTAGTCAACAACTCTCTGGTTGAAGGTGTTCCGAATGATGTGTTGTTCGGAGTTGACCTAGGTGGTGGCGATGATGGTGACCCGATAACTGACAGTCAGTATGGAGCCTTGATTAGTGCATTGGATGATTTCAAGTCGTCAGATGCTTTTCCAATGACACTTATTCTTGATGGTGGGTGGTCACTACCGGCATACCAGCAGGCACTCTATGCACTTTGTGAACAGAGGATGGATTGCGTAGCTATTCTGTCAGTTCCTTACGAGAAGGAAGCATCAGCTGATTACCTGAACAACATTATCAACTACAGGAAGATCGACCTGAATGCAAATACATCTTATGCAGCTCTGTACACTCCTCATGTTAAGATTTACGATAGGTTCAACGATAGGTCACTCTACGTTCCTCCTGATGGATATGTGGGAGCAGTTATATCTTACACAGGAGCTAACTATGAGCTATGGTATCCGAGTGCTGGATTTAGAAGAGGTGTAATTAAGGTTCTTGATGTAAGGAGAAGGTTCACTGATGGCGAGATGGATCTTCTTTACGATGCAGGAATCAATCCAATTAGATTTGCAGTAGGTCGAGGCATACTAGTTTGGGGTCAGAAAACTCTATACTCGATTCCCTCAGCTCTCGATAGGTTAAACGTAAGGTTGCTTCTCATAGTCATTGAACCTGCTATCAAGGCTGCGCTTGAGAACTTCCTATTTGAGCTGAATGATAAGAGTACAAGATCGCTGATGATAACAATGATTTCGTCTTACCTTGCGGGGATTAAGTCGAGGAGAGGCTTGTACGACTATCTAATTCAGGATAAGACTACCGATGAAGATATTGACGCCCATATAGCGAGATTGGCTATATTTGTCAAGCCTACTTTGTCGGTAGAGTATATCCCGACCCAGGTTGTTATAACAAGAACGGGCGTTGACTTTAGCTTAGTCAAGTCAGCTGTATAAGGAACATCGTAGGAGGTATATATATGAAACCTAACGTTCAACAGTTAAGAAGTTTACCAGATTTTGTACAGTTATTTCAATGGAACATTAGTGTAGTTAGGCAACCTAAGGTAGCCACTTTCCCGAACGACCTCAATCTAAGAGCTGTAAGCGTTGATAAGCCAAAGGCTGCTCCTGCGATGATTGAAGTTTCAGTTAGAGGTCACAAAATTAAGCAACCAGGAATTTCAACCACTGGCGGAACTATCACACTGACGCTGCTCGAAACCGTGGATATGAAGGTTACTAACTTTATAAGGGATTTGAGAGAGGCTCAGTTTGAGCAAGGGACAGGTATCCAAGCACCTCGTAGTGATGTTGACTTCGACCTGAAGCTTGAACAGCTTGATCGTCAGAATGAGCCGATATGGGGGTACATACTGATAGGTTGCATAATTGAGGACTATGATACAGGTGGTCAGCTTGCTGATCAAGCAAGTGATATAGTTAAGCCTACAATGACTATAGGTTATACATGGTTCGTAGAAGGTCCACCTGATAGTCTGCAAGTTCCTTCTTTACCTGATGGTCCACTAGGTACGTAATGCATGAAACCCTCCCTTCAGCAAGTTAGAGGACTAATAGACTTAGCGACAGTCTACAACTGGAATGTGATATTTATGAGAGTTCCTCCATCTGTGGAACTCCCTGAAGATATCAACATTAGGGCTATTAGTGTAGAACTTCCTAAGTCTACAACGACTAAGCTTGCTGTCGACCTTCCTATGGGTATGAGGATTCAGATACCTGGTGACTACTATTACGATAATCAAATCCAGTTAGGACTGGTCGAGACCGTTGATGCTTCCGTCCTTAATTTTATAAGCTCATGGAGAGCCTACTGTAAGAGAGTACCGAAGACAACTATAATTAATGACACAATTATAGTACTTCAGTTACTTGATCGTCAACTCGAACCATTTTATACGTTTACTCTCTACGGATGCTTCCTTGAGTCATACGACTATGGAGGTTCCCTGTCAGACGGAAGTGAGGTTCTAAGGCCAGTCCTAACTATTTCGTATGATTACTTCGAGGAGAATTATCCTGAGTTTGAATGGTTACCGGGTAGTGAGATCCGATCGTACTTTGAAAAGATCTCTGAACTGATGATGAGATTCTTGGCGTTCTGATAATTGAGAAGGTTTTCGATCTACTTACTGTGGATAGAGATAAGCTGGTATTTGCTTGGCTAATCGATATGTGTGACTTGACTGATCTTCTTCTTT